TATCGAGAACATATGCGTGAGACTAATCCCGAAAGAGCGCGAGAGTATATGCGCAAGTGGCAACGTGCCAACCCGGATAAAATCCGCGAAAACATCAAACGGTATCGCGACAAAGACCCGGAACGATATCGCGCGATTCGCCGGGAAGCCCATCGCGCGTGGAAAAGGGCGAACCTAGACAAACGCCGTGTTCAGTCACACCGCCGGCGCGCTCGCAAGCTAGAGAACGACGGCACGCACACCGCCGCAGATATACAGGCACAATACAAGTCGCAGAAGGGGCGCTGCTGGTATTGTGGCAAGAAGGTTGGTGACAAGTATGAGGTTGACCACCGCGTGCCGTTGTCGCGTGGCGGCAGTAACGCGCCGGAAAACTTGGTGATCGCTTGCCAATTCTGTAACCGATCAAAGGGGGCTAAACTCGTTCACGAGTGGAGCGACCGGCTACTCTAATACCCGAATGGGGCGCACACGCGCCCCTTTTTGATTCCCCGGCAATTAACGACGAAAGGTAAACCTAAGTGGCTTGGTATGATGACATCGAAGCGCTGGTAGATATTGAGGATTTAGCGGTAACGAGATCCCCTAGCAGCTTGTACAACTATCACTTGCGTGATCCGCTAGTATCGCGGATGCCCGAGCGTAACGTGTTTATACCAATGATTGCTAAGGCACTCGGGAAGCAAGCGGAACTTACGCGCCGTCAAGAATGGATCGAGGTACTGATGCTTGAGGCGCTGGCATGGAATGTTGATCCGCGCAAGGTAACCGGATACGTTGCTCGGCGTGCCGACGTTGGGATACGCGCCGTGCAGCGTATCATGAAGCGCATTGAGGCTCGACATGGGGAAAGATTAGAACAAAGCGACCGCGTGTTCGCCTCAAGTGCTGGCGTCCCGATAGTTCCTAGAAATACAATGCGAGATGAACTTGGGCGTATTCGGGCGTCACTGCCGCGTGTCTGCGCGGGTAGCGTATTGAACGCTGAATGCACGCATACCGCGCCCAAGAAACGCGCACTGTGTCGTAGCTGTTTCGAAAAGTTCGTGATTGCCACCGGCGGCTTTATGCCGGACATCGTAGCGCAAGAGGCGCGTCGCATTGACGCACAGCACCGCCGCGACTGCATCGAAATACTGATGACTCGGGCGCTGTCTGCCGCCGCGGTGTGACGTCGCAGAGATTTGCGGTCTTGTCCGAGAATCTTCGGCAATACACAATTTGTCGGCACTGGCACGCTTCGGCGTGATGTGCGCTGGATGTTCGGATGTTTCCTGCACTTGCGAGGGGCGCGCTAGCGATGGGGCGTTGCGGCGCGCCTCAAGTGACATCCGGTATCCTGATACCATTTTGCAGCACCCCGCGATCTCGGATTGCAATCCAGTTTTGCCGCGCGCGGGCTTCCCCGCCAAGCCTCTGCCGCAAGGCACGCTCAAATGTGGCGGGTTCCGGCAGCGCCCGACTGCCTAAACAACGGGCTTTTGCTTAGCTATTTCGGGGCCTCACTTCCCCGTTTAGCCGTTGCCCTTGCTTTGTCCGGTTGTGCGTCACCACATCCGGACGCCAGATGTACCGGGGGCGGCCCCAAACCGCCCTCACCTTTTGGCCTGTTCTTACCGGAACTAGGCTTATGCAAACTAATGCTTGCCCGTCGGGTTCCCGGCGGGCTTTTTGCGTTCCAGCAACACGCCCACGACGCGACCAGCGCGCGCGGCACACTTGGCGCTCTGAACACCCCTCGGAGACCCCACCGCCGATTGTGCCACGCCCGGTGCTTACGTCGTAACCTTCCGGGAGATGGGGTGACAACGGTGGCAACGGACCTACAGTTACTTGAGCAGTGGGAGGGCGGGTTATCCTACCGCGAGATCGCCAGCGCACACGGGCTTAACGCCGACAGCGTACGCGGCCGCGTCTACCGCGCGAAACAGGGGTGGACGGTGCCGCCGAGTATTGCCGAAGCATTAACGGCGCTCGGTGAACCGCTTCACCTGACGCTCGACTCCGTGATGGTCACCGGGGACTGGCAAATACCCACGACTGACTGCGACATGGTGGCGCTCATGCTCGAAATAGCGCGCCGCTACATGAAGCGCCCGCGGCATCTCATTATCGCGGGGGACTTCATCAACGCCGACGCGTTCAGCGGCTACGAGCCGACGCACGACATCCTCGGCTTTAGCGAGGAAGTGGACGCCGCGCGCGCGCTCCTGCATACGCTGCTCGGCACGTTCGATCACATCTACTGGAGCTTCGGCAACCACGAGCGGCGCGTGACTAAGCGCAGCAAGGGCGCGTTAACGGCGGCGCACGTCGCGGCGATCATCACGCACAGCCCGCGCGTTACGGTGTCGCCATGGTCGCACATCACGGTGAACAGCAGCGGCGAGGTCTACCGCGTCACGCATCCGCGCAATTACAGCGTGAACGCGCTAAAGACTGGCGACGCGCTGGCGCAGAAGTTCCAGTCGCACATCATAGGGCACCACGAGCATCACGTCGGCAAGGGTCACGACCGCTTCAAGCGGTACGTGGTCGTCAACAACGGCGGCATGTTCGCAGCGCAGGCCATGGGCTACGCGCTGCTAGACGATAGCACGATGCCCAACATGCAGCCGGGCTTCACGCTATTAGCCGACGGCGTGGCCGAGGTATTCACGTATGGCGCGTTCACCAACTGGGCGCGCTGGCTGCCAGACCGACCGCGCAAGACGAAAGAGATCGACCTGCGCCGCGTGCTGAAGGCGCGTGAGCCAGACGACGGGAAGAAGGAACGTAAAGAGAGAGCGAGTTAACGTGGGCAAGCTAAGCACAGACGGCACACCTAAAAAGAATAAAGCGCCCACGCGCCACAGTGATCAGACGATCATCGATGCAATTGTTGCGTGCGAGGGCAACGTATCCGCAGCAGCGCGCATGCTCAACACGTCGCGCAGCAGGTTACACGAACGCATCAAGGTGACACCGGCACTTACTGAGGCGCTGGCCGACGCGCGCGAAACCATGCTAGATGAAGCAGAGAACTCGCTCATGCGCGCAATTCGCGGCGGCGAGGGTTGGGCGGTGTGTTTCGCCCTCAAGACGGTTGGGCGCGGGCGCGGTTACATCGAACGGCATCAGATCGAACACGGCGGCATCGAAAACGGCGCGCCTATTCCGATCGTGGTGGGCGACTATCGCAGCGTGCTAGCGCCGTTAGCACCGGCAGACGATGAATAACGTTGCTATCGAGTTACCGCGCTTTCGGCGCGATCAGTGGGCGATCATCCAGCATCCGGCGCGCATCAAGGTTCTAAGCATGGGCCGCCGGTGGGGGAAGACGGTCCTCGGCGGCGCGATGGCGATCAGCGTTGCGGCCGCTGGCGGGTTGGTCGCGTGGGGCGCACCGGAATACAAGAACACGCGTCCGCTTTGGCGCATGGTAGAGCAGCGGCTAGCGGTTGCGCAGAAGGCCGGTCTATGCCGCATCCTGAAGGCTGATCGTATGGTGGAGTTCACTAACGGTGGCTTTCTCGGTGTCTATTCGCTGGATAACGCCGACTCGGTACTCGGTGAGAAGTTTCACCTTGCCATCGTAGATGAAGCCGCACGCGTGAAGCCCGAAGCATGGCATGAGGCGCTGTTGCCCACACTGGCAGACTACGGCGGAAGCGCGCTGCTTATCAGCACGCCCAAGCCCGGATGGTACCGCGATGAGTGGTATCGCGCGCAGGCCGACGGCGAATACATGGCGGCGTTTACCGCGCCCACCAGCGCGAACCCGATGCCGTTCATTCAAGAGGCGTTCCAGATGGCACGCCAGCGCCTACCTGACCGCGTGTTCCGGCAGGAGTGGCTAGCGGAGTTTGTGAACGAGGGCGGACAGGTATTCCCGCGCATCCGCGATGCGGTGTACGGGCCGGCAGAAAACGCGCCGGTTGACGGTGGTCAGTATGTCATCGGCGTTGACCTTGCGATGAAGCAGGACTACACCGTGTTTACCGTGGTTGACGTGGTACGCCAACGCGTCGTTGAAGTCGAGCGTATTCAGCGCGTCATGTACAGCACGCAGGTTGAACGGTTGGTAGGGCTTGCGGCGCGCTATCGTCCGACAGCTATCGTCGTTGAGCAGAACTCGCGAGAGGAAGTCATTCAACAAATGTTCGATAGAGGACTTCCGATTGTGCCGTTCCTGACGACCAACGCAACCAAGACATCAGTCATTAACGGGTTGGTGCTAGCCTTCGAGCAGGGAACGATCAGTATACCTGACAGCGACCTGCTGTTGAACGAACTAAGCGCATTCGAGATGAGCGCCTTACCTTCCGGCAGCATGAAATACAGCGCGCCCGAAGGCTTACACGACGACATGGTGATGAGCCTCGCGTTTGCATGGTGGGGCGCTACTCAGGCATCGGGAGCGGTATCATGGGTCTCGTAGACAATCAGCAGAACCTAGCGGTACAGCAGTCCGCTGTCGCCCAGCGCTCCGAGTATGAGTATTACGGCGCGCGCTGGTGGGGCATTGGCGGCTATGAGCATACGCTCCCGTGGGCTGACAAGCTAGAGCGTCAGGCGTATCTATCGCGCCTGCGCTACCATCCGCAAAACACGCTGTTTCAGGCGGCGGCGCTGTCTGTTCAGCGGCAGGTGGCGGGCGTCCCGTGGGAGATCGCTGGCGACCGGCGCGTCGACTGGTTCCAGTCGGTGCTGATGAACGCGGATCGCGGGCGCGGTTGGGCGTCGTTCCTCAGTAAGATGATTTTCGACTTTCTGACGCTGGATGACGGCGCGGTCATCGAGGTCATCGGCTTCGGGCCGACGGATACCTACCTATCGCGCGAACTGGTGAGCGGGTTGGGCGTGCTTGACCCGCTGCGCTGTTATTTCACCGACAACGACGAGTTCCCAGTGTGGTATCAGGACATCGACGGCGAGATGCACAAACTGCACCGCACGCGCGTTATCCGCATCGTCGACATGCCGATGACGTCGCAGGACGCCTACGGGCGCGGTTTCTGCGCGCTGTCACGCGCGGTCGCGTGGGTACAGCAGTCGATCACGCTGATGACGTTCACCGGCGAGATGCTCAACAACCAGCCGCCGCCGGGGATGCTCATTGGCGGCAACATCGTCAACACGAAAAACTTCCAAGAGGACTACGTTAAATACCAGCAAATGCTGAAAGACGCCGACGTTCAGCTATACAAGCCGGTGTTTCAGTACATTCAGCAGGGCGCGAAACCTGAAATCGAGTTCGTGCCATTCGCCAGCGCGCCGCCCGGCTTCGATGCTGAGAGCTACACGCGCCTACAGGCGCAGGGCATCGCGTCGGCTATGGGCATCGATCCGCAAGACATCCTGCCGCTAGTGGGCGGATCGTTCGGCACCAACACGCAGTCGAAGGTGCTGGACCGCAAGGCGCACGGGCGCACGCTGGGCTTCCTGCTGCAAGAGGTTGAGCGCAAGCTGAACGCGCTGGTACTGCCTGACGACCTCGAATTCACGTTCAAGCACAAGGACAGCGACGAAAGCGCGCGGCAGGCGAACGAAGCGACGCAGCACATGGCGGTCGCGGCGCAGCTTAGCACACTGGCCGGAAAAGAAGCGGCGATGCAGTACCTCGCAAACACCGTTGAGGCGTTTGCCGATGTGCTGCTAGACGACGAAGGCCAGCTACGTGTTTACGACAACGACCCGAAGCCGGCCGGCCAGACGGCCTATGTGATCGTCGACGATACGCAGGGTGAGGTCGCGCCGGAAGCGCCGGTTGCGACTGATGAAACGGTCGCGAAGGACTTCGATAACACGGAGTTCAACTTCGCGCGCGACTACTACGCCGCAGCGATGGCGGGCATCGACAAGTCACAGGATCGGCGGCGTCTGGGCATCATCCTGCGCGCGCTGGTGCAGCGCTACGGGCGTCAGTTCATGATGGACGGCCTGCGCGACGGCGGCGTGCTAGTCGATGTGCTAGAGGGTGAGGATAAGCGCACGTTCGACGCGTGGGTGCGCCGTCAGTCGGCATTCGTGACCAACTTCGCCAACAACCTGTACGGGGACAACATCGACGAGGCGCAGATACGGACGCACATCGATATGTGGGTCAATAAGTCGATGCGCGAGATCTACCTCGCGGGCGTCGAGAGCGCCGACCGCAACGGGTTGTACATGTGGCAGCTAGGGCCGACGGAAGAACACTGCCGCGACTGCGCTACGCTCAACGGGCAGGTGCATCGCATGAAGGCATACATCAGCAGCGGCTTTCTACCCGGTGCCGAGCAGCTAGAGTGCAAAGGCTACCAGTGTAAGTGCAAGCTGCAGAAGGTCACCGGGATGCGCGCACACGGGCGCTGGCCGGTCGCTGTCAAACATCATCACGTTCACACGCACGCACACGCGGCATAGGAGCGAATAACCATGACATACGCAGATAGCAGGGGCGGCGGGTTGCAACCGGTGACCATCGCCAGCGGATCGGCCATGAGTACCGTGCTGAACTTCACGAAAATTCAGCCGCGCGGGATCACGGTCGAGACACCGGCGGCGTGGACGGCGGCCAATATCGGGTTTCTGGTGAGCCGTGACGCGACCAACTGGAAGCGGTTGTACGTCACCGACAGTGACGGCGCGGCGGCAGCTATCGTCGTGTCGGGCGTGCCGACAAGCACCAGCGTGGTGATCACCACGGACGCCGGTAACTGGGGCGTGCAGAATTACCCGTATTTCTGCGTGGTATCGCTCAACACGTCGACCGGCGCGAATGTCGCGCAGGGTGCCGAGCGCGTGCTGTATATCGGGCTAGTGACCTAACGTCAAATATCAGGGGGTGGATGATGTTTATAGCATACGTGGGTAGTAAGCGCTCGGCATTCAACGATCTTGAGGCCGCGCGCACGTGGATATTGAACGATAGCGAGTACGGCGGGTTGATCGGTATGCCTGACGGTCAGCCGACCATGGTAGTGCGCAGCATATACGATCAGCTATCCATCGATGGCGTCAAACTAGACGATGCGCACAAGAACCTTGAGGGCGGCAACTTCTGGCGCGCCAGCTTGAGCTTCAGCGGTGACGGCGGTCTGCGCTTTGCCAACGCGAACCTTGAACAAGCGACGCTGTACTATGGCCGGTTGTCGGGGTGTGACTTCACCGGCGCTAACCTGACGTCTGCGCACCTGTTCGGGGCGATGCTGCGCGGTTCAAGGTTCGCGGGCGCTAACCTAGCAAACGCGACGTTTCAGGATGCGCACCTGTCAGAGTGTGACTTCACCGGCGCTAACATTCACGGCACGGTCGGCCTGATCGGTGTATCCGGCGTGGGGCGTCATCTGAAGTATGTCACCATCTACTGGTACAAAGGCGAGGCCATCGTCATCGTATCGCCACAGGCTGGCATGTTCCCGCTTGGTGGCACGCTGGCGAACCTGCGCGAGGGTGACGAGTACGGGGACGACGATGAGGAACGCGCCGCGTTTGCTGCCGCGTCTGCATACCTGCGCACCGCGTTCGATGCGTTCATGCGCCGCTGGCGGGTTGGTAAGTACGCCGGATAACTAAGGAGCAACACATGTTCGACAACTTGCTTAGCCGCTTTCGGAGATCCGAAGCGGCTTTTTCGGGTTTTAAGGCGCTCGGTGAGGGTTGGTGGTTGGCGTCGTTTACCAATGCGTTCAAAGACCGCGACGGCGAGATATTGAGCCAAGAGGCGCAGACCGCTTACGTGCGCCGCGTGAAGCGCGGTTACGTGCCGCTGCCGGAGCTGTGGATACATCACACCAAGGGCACGCGCATCGGTCAGGCAACGTTCGTAGACCGCATCGGTAAGTCAACGTTTGCTATTGGCAAGTTTGACGAGACGCCAGCGGGCCGCGAGGCCGAACGTTACTACCGCAAGCACGCTGACGAGACTTCGCTCTCGCACGGCTTCAGCTTCCCCATGTGGGGACGTGATGCGGGCGGCGTCTACACAGCGTTCAACACGTTTGAGATTTCCGTGCTTCCGCGCGGGTCTGAGTCAAACCCGTACACAACGTTTGATGTAGTCAAGGAGCAAAATAAGATGCCAGTCTCACCCGACGCGGAAAAGTACATCCGCGAGGTGCTAAGCAAGGTGGCTGACACCGTGCTTACGACACTTGATGACAAGGAAAAGCAGGACAAGGCGCTCGAAACGTTGGGCGTCGGGTTCAAGGAGTTCGTTGACTTGCCGAAGGATGACGAGGACGACGACGAGAAAGCCGAAGCGGAGGCGGTCGAGGAAGAAACGCAACCCGCCGCCGACGAAACGGTCACCGAGGAAGTGGTAGCCGAGGAAACCGAAGCGCCTGCGGCCGAGATGCCCGACGAAAAGGCCGAAGAAATGGACGGCCTGCTGACGCAGGTCATCGAGGGTCAGGGCGTGCTGATGGAGATGCTCACGGCGCTAAGCGAGCGCATCGGCGCGGTCGAAACGGACACCGCAGGGCGCTATGAAACCATGGCGTCGCAGGTCAAGGAACTACAGACGATCCTTGAACTCGGCAAGATCAAACAGAGTGTGGTCAAAGCAGCGGGTTCACCTGCTGATGACAAGCAGTTGGAAGCCGCAGTTGCGGCCATCGAAACCAAAGCGGGGCCGGGCGATTTCGACCCGTTGTTCCCCGGCCTGCGTATTCCGCGGCGTTAAGTTGATCTAGGAGATCATGATGGAACCCAAGCAGTACAGCGTTGAAGAAATTGGGGCACTTGCCGCCGCGCTCGGTCTGACCGGCGAAAAAGCATTCGTGCCACCGCACGGGCCTAACGGCCTGCTCACGTCGGTTGGTGTGCGTCCGGATATGTACAGCGCTGTGCCCCGCGTCGGGCGCATGGCGGCCACCATTCCGATGTATCCGAGCCGCAATCAGAACGAGATCATCGAGATCCTGACAGGTGTCACCGCGCAGGGCGGCACGAACCCGGAGAACACGTGCAGCACCGCGCCGTATGCTGGCAATTTCAAAGTGTGCCAGCAGGTTTACCCGTTTGGGACGTTCTTCAAAGCGACCCAGCAGGTAAACATCGCTGAGGCCGGTCTGTACATTGATCGCGCGGACCTCGACCGGCGCATCCTGAACCCGCCGGACATGTCCGCGCCGTTCGTGCCGGACGTCGTGCGCAGCGACCCGACGGCCATCAACACGCACGTGGGCAAGGCGCTCATGGAATTCGGCGTGGGCGCTCAGATCGACTTCGCTAACGTGGACTTCCGCGGCTCGGCGACCAATACCGGCGTGGCGGCTCACATCGGCTTCATCCGCGAATACAACGGCCTCGAAAGCCTGATCAAGACCGGCCACGTGGACGCGATCACGTCGGTGGCGTGCCCCGCTGTTGACAGCAACGTCGACAACTACAATGCCGCGCTGGGCACGGCGCTCGTGGAACTGCTGGTCAACAACTACCGTGAGAACCTGACGCGCGCTGAGCAGGTTGGCTTCCCGAACGCGTCGTGGGCGATCATCGTCCATCCGTGGATGAAGTACGACTTGGTGGATGTCTGGTCGTGCAACTACAACACCGCGCGCTGCGTGCCGACGGCTGAAAACGGTCGCATCCTGAACACCGAGAGCGTGACGGCGCTGCGTGACGAAATGCTGCGCGGCTCGTACCTGCTGATCGACGGTGAGCGCGTGCCGCTCATGACGGACTGGGGCATTAGCTACAGCATCAGCGACGCGACCGGCGTCGTGACGTCGGACATCCTGATCCCGGCGCTGACGGATGGTACGCGCGCCCTGCTGTACCGCGAGTACTTCCCCTACACGTCGCCTGACATGACGGCGTTCCAGGGCGTCAACATGGACGAAGTGCGCGTGATGAACGGCGGGTTCTACCTGATGGGTTACTCGAAGGTCAACCCGTTCTGCTACACGTACACGTTTACCGCCAAGACGCGCTTGATCCTTGACGCGCCGTTCCTGTCGGGCCGTATCGACAACGTGCAGTGGACCCCGACTGTCAAGGGCAACAACCCTGACCCGGCCGGCAGCTACCACCTGAACGGTGGCCAGACCTACCGCGGCACCCGCCTGTAATTCGCGTCATGGGTGGGGAGACTGCCCTGACGTTTATCATCCCGGTTGCGCCCTACCATCAACATCTGATCCCGCGTGCGGTCGCACAAGTTGACGCGCAGACGATGCGCTGCGACGTTGTGGTGATCGTGGATCACGACCGCCGCGGGGCGGGTTGGGCGCGTAATCGCGGGGTGGAGCAGGCGACAACGCCGTTAGTGACGTTCCTCGATGCGGATGACCTGCTAGACGTGCGCTTTGCAGAGCGCATGGTCGGCGCGTGGCGTCCGCATCACTACGTCTACTGTGAGTGGGTAAACGGCATCGGTGAGCATGTGCGCATCGGTGATTGTCTCAAGATGGAAGAGGGCGCTAACCATCCGGTGATCAACTGCGTCATCAGTCGCAAGATGGCCGGATGGCTGCGCTTTCCTGAAGGCAACGACTTAGAGGATACGTGGTTTTGGGCGAAGGCTCACCATCACGGCATCTGCGGCATACACGTCCCCGAACCTCTGATGACCTACACGCCAGACGGCCGGCGGTCTAGCGAGGTTCGCCAGCGGCCCGGATGGGGGCGCGAGTATTGGGCCATATTCAAGGAGTATCCGAACGTGGGTTGTGGATGTGGGGAGAGCAAACCAATGACGAACGAAATCGGGGCGCATCTGGACGGTGACGTGCGTGCCATCCCGCTGTGGGGCGGCAACCGGCGCGTGACCGGCACGGTCAGCGGTCGTGTGTACCGCACGGGAAACTACATGCCGACATGGGTCGACCAGCGTGACGCGCTAGCACAGCCGCTTTTGTGGCGTCTGGTAGAGCAACCGCCGGAAGATACCGCGATTGAGGAAGTGCTGAGCCTTGCAGCGCAGGCGCTTGAAGCGGAACCGGAACCCACCGAGGACGACGCCGAACCGGTCGACATTCCCGTGAAGCGGACGCGTAAGCCGCGGGCGCGCAAGAAATGAGCATCGTTGACGTGCTGCTGCTGGTAGCGGCCTGCTACCGGCTCACGGAACTACTGGTTAACGACGCGGGGCCGTGGGGCGTGCTGGCGAAGGCGCGTGAACGTGTCGGCGCGTCGGCGCTCAACTGCGCGAAACAACATAACGAGCAGGCGTATATAACCAACGTCCTGTGCTGTGTGCATTGTACAGGCATTTACAGCGCAGCGACGGTTTACGTTTTGTGGCTAGTCGCGCCGCCGCTGGTGATTGTGCTAGCGGTGGCCGGGCTAATGTCGCTGGTGTACCGTGCCGCGGATTAGCGTATGCATCGCAGTCGGGCCGGATCATGCGCACATCTGGCATGAGGCGGCAGAGAGCGTAGAGCGCCAGAGCGTCCCGTGCGAGTTGGTCGTAGAGCATGACGACGCGCGCACGGGCGCAGCGGCAACGCGTAATCGTGCGCTGGCACGGGCGTCAGGGGATTTTATCGTATTCCTCGATGCTGACGACCTGCTAGCGCCCGACTACGCTAAAAAGGCGCTCAAGGCGTGGATGCCGGGTTGTTACGTGGTCACGGATCACTATGAGGACGACGGCACGCGCCGCGCGCAGGTGGACGTTACCGACGCCGCGTTATGGCTCGACAGCGCCTACCACTACGTTACCGCGTTCTACCCGCGCGCGCTCGTGGCCGACGGCTTCGACGCTGACGCGCTGATCGAGGACGCGGATCTCCAGATGCGCGCACGCTGGCGCGGTTGGAAGTGCGTCAACCTGCACGCGCCACTGTGGACTTACCGGCAGTACGCTAGCACGTCACCGACAGCAGCGCTGAATGGTGCACATCAGTCGGCACGCATCCGCGGCAAACGGCAGTTGCGGGCGCGCTATCCGGGTATCGAGCATATACCGGCGATGCCGGGGGCGGTCGGGTTCGCGTGGGACAATCCGCGCGCCGGCATGTTACCTGCGCACGCGCTGTTTGAGCCGCGCCGCTATCGCGGGCCGGCCACGGGATACAACTACGGTGAGCCGGACGCCTACGGGCGCGGGTTTGTGTATCCGCAGGACGCTGCATACAACGGCGTCACCTATTGGGCACTAATAGACGACGTAATCGGGCTATCGCCAACAGGGGTGAGATGATTACCGAACGGGTGATCGACATTGAAGCGGAGATCGTAAAGCGCGGATGCGAGGGGGGCGTCGGGCCGCGCGGTGACGACTGGGAGATCCAGCAGAACCCGCGTGAATGGCGCGTGTTTGTCGAGTTCGTGCAGCAGCACATCGGACATTCCAGCGTGCGCATGCTGGAACTCGGCACGGGGCGCACGGGCGGCTTAGCGCGTTTCTGCGCTGAGGTGCTAGGGTGGACGGTCACAAGCGTGGACATCAAGCGGTCTGAGCCGCAGTCGACGTTTGTCGAGTTCGTCGCAGGCAGCACCGAGGCCGCGCATGTGTACCTGCGTCACCGGCGTTTCGACGTCGTGTTCATCGACGCCGATCACACCTACGAGGCCGTGAAGCACGATCACGCGCTGTATGGCGACATGGCTCCGATTATCGCGTTCCACGACGTCGCGCCGGGCCGCGTATGCTGCGAAGGCAGCGCGCGTTACTGGCAAGAGGTCAAAGCGACGCGCGATACCTACGAGACTATCGCGGATAGCATGTACGCGGGCATCGGATGGTATGTGCAGGACGTCACGCCGTCGCGCCATCTTGACGCGCTGGATGCGTTCGCGCGGCCCATCCCGGCCGGCCGGCCTGTCGTGTCGATCCTGTCAGGCACGTACAACCGCTTCGACTACCTGCGCAAGATGGTCACGAGTGCGCGTGCTAGCATCCCGCGCGGGATGACGCACGAGTTCGTCATCGTCGATGGCGGCAGCACGGACGGCTCGCTTGAGTGGCTGCGCGAACAACCCGACGTTGTGCTGCTGGAACATGGCGCGCTGCTAGGGCCTAAGAAGGCGTTCACCGACGGCGGCAAGCTGACGCGCGGGCATTACGTCATCATGGCCAACGATGACATCGAGTTTCAGGGTGACGCCATCTACCGCGCTGTGTGCTACATGGAGCAGCATCCACAGGCGGGCGGCGGCGCGTTTGCATTCACCGATCCGAACCATCCCGATCAGTACGTGATCAATGTGCAGGGCGTCGTCACAGACGGTAAGCGCGGGCGCACGGGTTACGCGCAGGTGGGCATCTACCGCCGCGAACTGGCGCACGCCGCCGGGTGGTGGGGCGATGATGACCCGACGTGGAAGGCGCTGCGCTACGGGCTAGACAACTACCTGACGTCGCGTGTACTGGAACTCGGTTACACCGTGGACAGCCTCTACGAGTGCCGCTATCACGACTACTTGCCGCAGGACAAGCTGCGCGAGTTCATGTCGATTGACGGCAGCGCGGGCGCGAACCATCCCGACTCGGGCATGTGGCATAAGCGCTTCAACGACGGCTATCCGATCTTCGGTCGCACACCCTACCGGATGACGGAACCGGCATCACATCTGCGCACCCTGTACATGCCGATCTACGGTGACAACAGCGCTACCAAGAAAGCGCAGCGCATTGGATGGATGACGTCGCTGCAAAAGGTCGGGTTCGTGGTCGAATACGATTACGTGAACATGGGACGCGTCTACGGCGCGAACCGCGTGCGCGCGGACATCGAGGCCATCATGACGCTGTACCGTCCGCAGCTAGTGCTGACGCAGGTGCATCAACCGATGTACATTGACGGCCACGTACTGGACGCCATGCGCAAGATCAACCCGCGCGTGCTGATTGTCAACTGGAACGGTGACGACTTCCGGCCATACGCCATGCAGAATACGTCCGGTTCCATCGACTACATGCAGCAGGTCGACATGAACCTGATCACAAACGGCGGGCTGTTTGAGTACATCACACCCGAAGGCGTGCGCGCGTTTTACGACCTGTGCGCGTTTGAGGATGTCGAGCCGAATCCGACGATTGTCGGGCATGACGTGGTGTACTTGGGCAACGCCGGCCGGCCGGGTGCGTTTGACATCATCTACGGGAAGAACAACTACCCGCGCCTTGACATGGAGCGCGCGTTGCGTGCTGCGTTGGGTCAGACGGTCGATCTCGGCTTCTACGGTAACGGTTGGGATAAATCCGACGGCCAGAACATTCACGATTGGTCGCATCAGAACGCGCTGTATGAGCGCTCGAAGTTGGCGATTGTCGATAACCAGTACGCCGATTGTTGGGGATACACCAGCGACCGGTTGTTCAAGGCGATGGCGTACTCGCAGTGCGTGCTATGGCAGGGGATGGACGGCGCAGAGGTGATGACGGGTTACATCGATGGCGTGCATTACGTGCGCTGGACTGACCTTGACGACCTGATTACCAAGATCCGCGCGCTGCTGGAAGACGACGAGCGCCGCCTGCGCATCGGACGCAACGGCCGCGAGTACACGCGCGAGGCGCATCACTACGACGCACGCACGCGCCAGCTATTCGACGCGCTCAAGTACCTGAGAGGCTAGCCATGTACAACCAATACATTTGCACGCTAGCCGAGGCGAAGCGGCAGATTAAGACCGGCACAACGACCGATGATGCCCTGATCCTAGAAGCTATCGAGGACGCCAGCGCGCGCATTGTCGAGTACTTCCGCGTGCCGTTTGAGCCGGTCATTGATACGCGCTACTACAACGCCGAATACCGGCCGGTGAGCTACAACGGGCGCGTGCTGACGCTCAACATGCCACTGCTGTCTGCCGCTAGCGTGACGCTAGGGGACGGTACGGCGCTAGCGCCCACGGATTACCAGCTAAGCCCGCGCGACGCGACGCCCGCAGGCGAAATCATCATCACGAGTGACTTCTACTCATGGTACACGGTCGGACTCGACGGCCAGCGGCGTAACGTTATCGAGATCGCGGGCACGTGGGGCATGCATCAGGATTACGCGCACGCGTGGTCGCCCGTGACGACGCTCTCGGCGGCTATCGTTAGCGCCAGCGCGACCAGCGTGACGGTTGTCAGTGGCACGGCCATCAGCCCCGGCGCGCTGATCCGCGTGGATAACGAGATGATGCGCGTGACCGGCGTCGCGACGAATACGCTGACGGTTGTGCGCGGTGAGAATGGTTCTACTGCCGCGGTACACGACAACGCGGGTACGGTGGAGCTATACGCATGGGATCGCGTGATCACGCGCGCGTGTGCGCGGTTGGCGGCGTGGTTGCACTTCCGGCGCGGTGCGTTTGAGAACTCACAGTTCGACGTGGCGACCGGCACAACGACGCAATACCCGCTAGACATGCCGCATGAGGTCATGAACATCATCGCGGCGTATCGTGTGCCAACGTCCTCTAGTCCGGTGGTGTGGTGATGGCACTTCCAGCATATACAACCATCATAGCAAACATCCGAACGGCCATGACAGAGGTCGAAGCGATGATTGAAGCGGCCGATGCGGTCGCTTTTTCGTTCAACGAGCAGGCGAGTTTCCCCTACTGGACGAACGCGATCACCGTCAGCACGCCGACGAAGGACGCCACCGGCATCTGGACGGTCACGCTGCGCGCGCAGGCGTTTTTGCATCTCGGATGGATCACCGAGGGGATACCGGGTGAGATCGAAACGCGCGCGCAGACGCTCTCCCTGTTTGCCGCGCTTACGTTTGCGGAGCGCCCGCACCTACAGTGTACGACGTTCCCGCGCGGCGTGCCGACGATCAAACCAGAGGGCTTGAGAGTTAACCAATCTGCAATCGGCCGCGTTGATGCTGGAGACAACGGCACGCGCGCGATCATCGTCGATATGTCCATTCCAATAAGTTTCCAGCTAGACACG